AGACGGACAATACAAAGTTCTTGTTTTAAGTGGTAGCCCTAGCGGTACAAATACTATAACCATTAGTCCTAATGACCAAGACAAGTTATATTTTGTGGTTAACAGTAGTGGACAGACTGCGACGTTTTCTCAAGGCTCTGGGGCTAATGTTAGTGTTGTTAACGGCGACACTAAAATTATATACGCTGACGGAGCAGGGTCTGGAGCAGCAGTCACAGAATTTGCATCTGAAGTAGATGCGTTAGAAGGAATTACAGCAGGTACAGTTGCTGCATCTAAAGCAGTAATCGTTGACGCTAATAAAGATATTACAGGTTTTCGTAATGTTACTCTTACAGGAGAGTTAGACGCTGGAAGCTTAGACGTTTCTGGTAATGCTGATATTGACGGCACGCTAGAAACAGACGCTTTGTCTATAGCTAGTACAACAGTTACATCTACTGCAGCAGAACTAAACTTGTTAGATGGTTCTAGTGCAGGGTCTGTTGTAAACAGTAAAGCGGTAATTTATAGTTCTGGTGGTGTTGTAAATGCAACCGATGTAGCTGTAAGCGGCTCTGGAAATAGGTCAGTGCAAATTACTTCAACTGATGGCATAGGGTTTATGGAAATTGGCTCTGCTGCTGATAATATATCTCTTATAGACCTTAAAACACCTAGTAGTGATGATTATGATGTAAGATTACAGTCTCAGGCTGCGGGTGCAGGTGGGTCTTTACTTGTTGCGGGCGGTACGTTTACCATTGGCGGAAGTGGCGAGACAATGGCTACTTTTGCTGATGATGGAGCAGTAAGTCTTTACCACAATAACGTAGCTAAACTTGCTACAACCTCTACTGGAGCAGCTATAACAACTTCTGCTGATACGAGTGCTGGACTTCGTATTTCACGCGCTTCTGGTGGCGGTATAGTAGATATTGAAAGTTACAACGCTATTGGTGGAATCGGTACTAGCGATAATATCCCATTTCGTTTCAATACAAACAATACAGAGCGTGTAAGAATATTAAATGATGGCAAAGTAGGTATAGGCACAACTGCTCCAGACAGTCTTGTAGAAATTGCTAGTGGCGGAGCGACTACTGCTAAAGTCTCAACTAGCGCAACAAACAGTTACGCCGAAGTAATTTACGAAGATGGCAATGCTGGCTATGGCTTTCAGGTAAGGTCAGATGGAGCGCAATCAATATCAGCAGGCTCTATGGTTATAAACGATAGAGATACTGGAAGTTTCCCTGTTGTAATAAATGAAGGCAACGCCTCAAATACGCTAGTGCTTTCAGGTAGTAAAGTAGGTGTAGGTACATCAGCAAATTTAACAGGGTATGTTAATTTACCAGAGTCCGATTACGGAGAAGGTTTTAACTGGTTTAGTAGTGGAACTGCAGGAAATCGCGGTGGGATAGGTCATTACGCTTATGAATCTCGTATTTATTATGGTTCTAGCGATAACTTAACTTTTGTTGATGGTGGCCCTAGTGGAACAGAGCGTATGCGTATAACTGCAGATGGCAAGGTTGGTATAGGTCTTACTAATCCTACAGGACAATTTGCAGTATCTGATGGCACAAGAATTGCTGAAATAAATCCACATTCTAATGGTACATATATAGGCAATAGGTCAGACCATGCTGTGTTGTTCCAAGTAAACGCCGCTGAAAAAATGCGGATTAATACAGATGGGAGAATAGGCATAGCCACAGCTGGTCTAGGTGCTGTTCAAGTAGCTGTTGTAATAAATGGTCAAGATTGGTTTTTTGTTTGCGATGCTGATGATGGAACAGACAAATTTAGAGTTGCATCGTCTGGTAATGTTCAAAATGCAAACAACAGTTATGGTGCTATATCAGACAGTAAATTAAAAGAAAATATTGTTGATGCGTCAAATAAATTAGAAAATTTAAAACAAGTAAAAATTAGAAATTTTAATTTTAAAGGCGATAGTCAAAAACAGATTGGCGTAATTGCTCAAGAGCTAGAGACAATATTTCCTAGCATGGTTGAAAACCATAAAGACTTAGACAAAGATGGTAATGATTTAGGGACAACCACTAAATCAGTTAAATATTCAGTATTTGTTCCGATGCTTATTAAAGCAATGCAAGAACAACAAACTGTTATCGAATCGTTAGAAGCTAGAATAGCAGCATTGGAGGCAGGATAATGGCTAACACGTACACATGGAACTTTGAACAACTAGATACAGCACCAACCGAAGGGTCGTTAAGTGACGTAGTTAAATCTATCCACTGGCGTATTTCTGGGGTAAGTGACGCAAAAACCCCAAATAATTCTACGTCAATTTATGGACAAGCAAATATAGGTGCTGCAGATGCAGACAGCTTTACAGCTTTTAATAGCTTGACTGAGGATTGGTGTAAAACACAGGTGCTAGCAAACATAGACAGGACTGAAGCAGAGCTAAAAGCTGACATAGATACACAACTGACAGAATTAGATACGCCTACATCTGTGGGCAAGTTACCATCATCTTGGTAACAAAGAGATGGATTTAGAAAAACATATATTTGATTGTATCACTAGGGTAGAAGCACATGAAGCTAGATGTGCAGAAAGAGACAAAACAATATTTACAAGGTTAGAAAAGATAGAAGCTCACTTAGAACAATTAAACGCTAAATTGTTTCGAGGTGCGGTAATAATTATAGCAGGAATGACTACATTTATTATTTCGATATTAGGGCCATTTAATTAAATGTCATTTGAACAGTTAGAACATTCGGGGAAAGGTTGGGGAAGAAAAGCTTGGAGTTCTGGAGCTTTTGGTTTTGATGTCCTAGCAGGAACTGTCTCTGAAGATTTAAAGTTTGAACGACTTAAGAAACTTCGTAGACAACAGATTAGAGAGAGGGACGATGAGGAAGTACTTGCACTAATGATGTTGACAATAATACGAGGTGAATAGTGGATAATAGTGAAATGATAGAAACTCTCCACTCGGAGGGTTGGGATTTAATTCGTAATCGTTTAATAGAAATGTTTAACAATCAAAATAACGTACTAGCAATCGGAGATGAAAAAGCTTTCTGGCAAATGCGAGGTTCGTTAGGAATGTTACATCTAATGATTGAGTTTGAGAACGTCTTACAAGCAGAGCTTGAAGGCGCAGACGAGGTACAGAGTGATGTTGAATGATTACAAATGTAATTCTTGTGGGCTAGTACGAGAGTATTGGTCTAAAGATGAAACAGTTAAGTGCAGAGATTGTGCTAATACTGCTTCAAAAATTATGTCAGGCGGGAACTTCTCATTACCTGGCATAGATACTGGCTTTCCGACTGCTGCCGATAAATGGGCTAGGAGACACCGAAGAGCTAACCACCATAACTTGAAAGAGTTAGGTATACCCTGTTAATCCCCTTATATAAGGTTAAGATTGGAGAAATAAAATGGCGACAAATCCTATAGTAGAGGCAGAAGAAGATTTTGACAACATTGACAATGTTGAAGATTTGACTCAACGCCTTGGACAAGAACTTAAATCAGAAGAAGAACAAGTTGAAGAGCAACCTACTGAGAACGTAGAAACTGAAGAGCTACCCCCTAAATTTCAAGGGAAAAGTGTAGACGACATTATTAACTCTTACGTTAATCTTGAACAGCAATACGGACGACAAGGTAATGAGCTTGGAGAACTTCGTAAACTTACTGACAGTTTAATTCAAAAAAATCTACAAGAAGATGCCACTAGTCAACGTACAGAGTCTCTTGAGAAATCTCTTTCTGAAGATGACTTTTATAACGACCCGCTTACTGCGGTACGCAAAGTAGTTGCGGAAGCTTTAGAACCCGTTAAGAGTAATCTATCTCAAACACAGGTAGACTCTACAGTACAACGGTTACAAGCCAAACACCCTGATTTAACCGAAGTTGTTAATGACTTAGGTTTTCAACAGTGGATTATGGAAAGCACTCCGCGACAAGATATGTGGGTTAAAGCAAGTAACGGAGATTTTGATTATGCAGACGAACTGTTTACACAGTACAAAGCTGTTCAAAAACCTCAAGTGAAAGCGGAGAAAGAACAAAGTCAAGCTGTAAAAGAGAAAGAGCTTGAGGCTGCTTCTTCTGTATCTTCTGGCGCGTCACAAGACGCAGGAGCATCATCTAGCAAAACGATTTATCGTAGAGCTGAGTTAGTGCGACTGAAGATTAATGACCCCCAGAGATACAATGAACTACAAGGAGAAATTATGCAAGCATACGCAGAAGGCAGAGTTCGTTAATTTATCCAAGTTTAATTTTAATTTTTTATAGGAGGAATAGGTTATGGCCCTTGGCTCTAATCATATGACGATTACCACTCAGGCGAAGTTTATCCCTGAATTGTGGTCGGACGAAGTAATCGCGGCATACAAGAGTAATCTTGTACTCGCAAATCTAGTTACCCGAATGAACCACGAAGGTAAAAAAGGTGACACCATTCACATTCCTAAGCCAACTCGCGGTGCAGCTTCTGCAAAAGCAGCACAAACAGCAGTTACGCTTATTACTGCAACAGATACTGAATTAACAGTGTCTATTGACAAGCACTACGAGTATTCTCGATTAATAGAGGATATCCTAGATAAGCAAGCTTTGTCAAGCATGAGGTCTTTCTACACTGATGACGCTGGTTACTCACTAGCTAAACAAGTAGATACGCACCTTTGGTTGCAATCTTACGCTTTAACTGGCGGTACAGCTAACACTGTATCTTCAGGAACTACAACTGATTTTGGTACTGCAGGTACTGTTATTGGCTCTGATGGAAGCACAGCTTTCAACGCAGGTAATGACAACGCAGCAGCTTTGGCTGATGCGGGTATCCGTAAGGTAATCCAAACTCTTGACGATGCTGACATACCTATGGGAGATAGATTCCTTGTTATCCCTCCAGTGGAGAAAAAGAATCTAACTGGTCTTGCTCGATTTACTGAGCAAGCGTTCACAGGTGAAGCTGGCCCCGGAAACTCTATCCGTAATGGTTTAGTTGGTGATGTATACGGAGTACCTGTATACGTTTCTACTAACTGTCCTACAGATACTGAAGGTTCTCAGGACGCTAGACTTTGCTTGTTAGC